TTTTCAGCTTCCTGATGCATCTGAACGATATCTTTGATATCTTTTCCACGATACTTATCAGGTATATCTTCTTCAGGCTCCGAGACCTCAGGAGTTGGCTCTTCAGCTTCCTGTGTACTCTCGTTAATTTCTTCTAATTCGGAAAACTCTTCGGTTTCTTGTTGATCTTCGGGTTCTTGATCAATTAAACGTGCCATATTGTTAAACTCCGTGCCGTAGCATTATGGATGTGTTCTCTTAGCGGCTCTCTCGTGATCCTTAGCCCACGCATCATCGGCATCAGGCCACCCTGTACCTTTGAAATGTGTTCGGACACTTGAGATTATCCGCTGTGCAGTGTCACCACATTCCGGGCAAGTTGCGAATAGATCGATTGAATCTACCCATTGCTCTTCAATGTGATCACAGTTTGTGCATTTGAAATCGTATCGTCTAAGCACTCTCAGACTCCACGTCAAATGCATTTTTTATGCCTGTTTCAAACCGTGTAATGTTCAATAAAGAACTACGTTGGCCTTTAACAAAGGCTAAATCAATTCCATCTTTGATCTCTTCAATAACGTAGGATTCCAAGAGATCTTGAGCTTCCTCAACAAATTGTTTCCAACCGGGGGTTAAAAACATACTGAGGTAATTCTCATAATATTTTTCATCTTCAGGACTCAAAGAGTTTCTCCTGTTGTGTGTCTTTAAAGATATTATAGCATATATTTATTAATTTGTCAAGAGGCTTTTGATAGTGTAGGCTTTTTAGTTGTTGCTCTTGGCTTGTTTGCCTGTTCTTCTAACATTTTTAGACGTTCGTCGTATTGTTTAAGAATGGCATTCACCTGTGTTAGAATGTTATCCAGTTCTTGTTTAGTTACCATTTCGGCCCCTCATTTGCATTTCTACCATATCTTCTTTTGTTTCAATCTCACGTTCCTTTAGTACCAGTTCAGCTACTTTGGTGCGACGATTAAATTCTTCTTCGGTTGGATCAGTACCCATACCCTTCATAACAGCGGCATAACGTTTTGTCTCGCTGTCAATCGGAAGCAACTCAGTTTCCACTTGATTCTGTTGAATACGTGAGACCACCTCTTGAGTCTGTGCTTGAGTGTAATCAAGAATTGCCTGCTCTTTAGCCATCTGCAGTTGCATGGCTTGCATCTGAGCTTCTTGAGCTTGTGGATTAGGTTGCATTGCCTGTTGTAGACTTGCGATAATTTGTTCCCGGTTAGACAGGTTCATGTTGTCTACGATTGCTTGAATTAATAACGGATACATTGGAGAATCCTGACCCATTGTCTGTAGCAACTGCACAAGCTGTGTGACTTCGTACTCACGGGCAATAATCCCCAAAGACGATGAAGCAACAAACTTAAAGTCTTTTGCAGGATAACGCTCAGGGTCAAACTGCATATAACGATAAGCTACTTTTTCCACTAATGGAATTAAGAAAGCCTCTTGGAAGTTAATCAACGTGCGCTTATGACGTTTGATGATGGCTCCCAATGACATGGAGATACCTGCGGCTGTGGCATCCCCATTGATACTTCCCGGAATACCTGCCGCATCAATAGCCCCAGTTGCCATTTGAACCATTTGTTGGAGACTGGCTGATTGATTAAATGTGTTGGCGTCAAGATTTCCAAATCTGAACGGCTGTAAGATTTCTGAGGGATTGCCATTCGTAAGGATGGCCTTGCCGGGTCTAACTTCCAGTTTGCTTCCACGAGGTAAGCGTGAAGCATCAACAGCAAGCATAGGATGTACAGTAAGCGCAAGTGCGTCAATTCTAGCTCGTAACTCCGTATCTAAGGCTTTCTGTGCATTATATCCTTTTTCACAGATACCACGGCCCCAGAAGCGGCCCGGAACAACGTCCCAAGGAAATGCAACTACAGGGCGATCTTTCATCATGTAAGGATTCTTCTCAGCCTTAAGAAGTACTCCGCCGTTTGCAATAACAATAATTGCTTCGACATACTCAGAGTCTTTTTCTTTTTCTTCCCCATCATCAGCGTCTTCGTTAAACAAATAACTAGGCACCAAACCATAGTATTTGGTTAGACGCACTTTGTCATCTGTGTAGAGTGTTAAATCCTGCGTAGGCTCCAGATCAATATCAATTGCCGCCTCTTCAACATCCACAGTACGATAGATGCCTGCTTCCTGTGCCATATGAATCTGATGAATTGGTACATACTCATCAATAGCTACACCAAGAGCTTCTTTAATATTTGTGGCAACAGGATCGATCAAGAAATTCTGTGGCATTACTGGGCGTACCTTAAACACAGTACGTTGACGCTCCATGACGCCAACAGCCTGCATGTCACCTTCCATAATTGGCTGAGTTGATGGGATTAGCTCTAGTTCCTCATCAGCGATAATTTCAGCAACACCGGTACCAAATACTGCAGAATTTAAGATACATTCTGCGATCGCTTTTCGTGCCGCAACAAACTTAAAGTCTTCATCAAGATGGTTACGCAACAGAAAAATATCTTGATTCTGTTGGTCCATCATATCATCTTGGATATCGAACCATTTGCCTCGACCAAACGTTGCTTCCTCAACCTCAGCCACAGCAGACTCGACAGCTTGTTGCAGTGCAGGAGAAATAATCCGAGAGCGTTCTGACTGACGCATAGTGTCTTCAGCGGCCCATTGTCCACGCCACAGACGGTAATACTCGTCGAACTTTTCTTTATAGTTGCTCTCGTAGTGGTCACGCCACTGATCGCATTTGTTGATTACCCAAGACTCAAGGGAGGTTGGGTCAATTGTTTGGTTTTCATATTCCATGTTAATATCCTGCCACAGGGTCTAAGATTTCAAAGTCATCTTCTTCGTAGTCGTAGTAGTACGATACTTTAGCTAATTGGTCAATGTAGGCGAGTGCATCAACCAAGTCATCATGCACAAGTGCATTCGGAAACTGAAAAAGTTCGTCAAGGAACGCAGAGTTCCAATCGCCTTCATTCAGTGTAATCTGCCCATGTTCAAAACGTCCTTGTAAAGCCCAGACAACACGATCAGTTTTCTTTTTGTTGCCGTGCGTCAATTCTTCAACTCTAAAGAATCGTTGCTGAGATTTCATTAGGTCTGTCAAGTAAGGTAACACAGCGTTCTTAAGCGCACCTTTTTCAATACCGACAGCAATAGGTTGGTAGTGATTTACTGCATCAAATATTTTCTTTGCAGTCTTTTTAATGTCCCACCGGCCATGTACAATATCTGCAACCCACCAACCATTTTCACTTGCTTTTACAATTGCTATGGCAGTTTGGTCCAGTTTTTTGTTCTTACTCTTCGTTGCGCTTTCAACGTCCGCAAAGCATGCCAAGTCAACCGCAATATAGTAATCGCCAACATCAGGCTCTTCATCAGAAAACTTAACCCAATCCTCTTTAAAGATCTCAGAACCCATAGCTTCAAACGACGCCATGAATTCTTGTCTGAATGCGTATGACGACATTGACTTCTTAGCGACATCAATTTCGTCTGGGTCAAGTAATGGATTGTCGTAAGACGTAAAATGCCACGCCTGATAAGTCTCATCACCTGACATTTCCGCATACTGGAATAGCTCGTAAAAATGATTACGCCCCATTGGAGTACCAATAAACATGGCATCTCCTTTTTGGTCGGCAAGAGCAGGGCGCAAGATGGTTTCCCATACTGAGGGCTTCATATCCGCATATTCGTCCATTACAAGGAACTTAAGGGATACACCACGCATTGTTTCCGGTCTGTCAGCACCTTTCAGTGAGATTGTCGCACCGTTGACAAGTTTTACCTGTAAATTGTTAATATGACTGCCGGTGATGACTGGGTTGCCTAATTCAAGCAACGTCGTCCACATAATATCACGGGCTTGTCCCTGCGTTGGAGCTACGTAGAATACATGTCCACGTTCAGTCTGCAACGCATTAATAATGAGCATCCACGCCGCTAGACGAGATTTACCAGTACGACGACCTGCGGCAACAATCTTAAATCGGGTATCATCATTGAACACCTCCTGTTGCCAAGGAAGTAATTCTACATTGAGTTCAGTACTCACAGATCCCCTTTCATTAAATAAGAATCTGCCTCAAGTGATTGCATCTCAGGGCCTCTTTTTTTCTTAGTAGGCTCTTTGTAGTAGTACAGAGGTCTCATTGACTCCGGAAGATCAATCTCTCTTCCTTCTTTATCGGCAAGTTCCCACTCTTCGATGTACGACTTAGCAATCTCCATTGCCTGAGCAGTTGTTAGATTTTTAACCTGATCTTCGTCCATCATCAGATATAGCTCTTTAGCTATGGCGTTGTTATGGTAATCCATTTCATGGCCACGCTCAGTATCTGGTCTTAGTTCTTTCAGGTCCAAGATTCCTTCTGCAAGCATATCAGGGTATTGACTGTACAGAGCTAACGCACCACCGATATGTCGAATAGCGTCATATTTGTTATCAATTTCGTCGTAGTTGGTATCTTCAGCTTTACGTAGATTTCTAGCGTAGTCCTGCGCTTCGTAGTTAATGAAGAACGGAGCTAACGCCTTTTTACCAAGTCCAATCGCACTATCAAACAAGCTATCGGCCATTAGAGTGATCCTCCGAGTAATTCATCCTGAGATACGTAATCGTCAATGAACTGTGGTCCGTCAGGAACAATGTCAGAGCCTTCCCCGGCTTTTGGTATTTCAAAACCAAGCGGAGCTAAAAAATCATAGATGTCACCGGGCGTGAATTTATCAAGATCAACCCCGCCTGCTAAGGCATCCTCTGACATCCCAAGTCCTGCAAGGCCTAACCCAACTGCCGCACCAACAGGCCCAAAAATCTTTAGCTTGTCGTACACCGGATGAATTTTTCCACGGACATTAATTTCACCGACTTTTTTACCAACCTCAATTTCTCCTTTGTACTTAGTAGGTCTTAGACGAGGCTCGTTATCTTTGTCAGGATATCGAGACATCTCAACACCTTCAGGGTACTCTGTCTCCATCGCATATAGGTGTTGTTTACTGTTTTGCACAGAGACCACAGGAAATTTAGGATTATATTCTGAGCTAATCCCTTTCGGAGCCTTGTTCCATTTCCATCCTGCTTCTTGCTTAAAGAGGTTAGTTCTTACAATGCCTTTACCTTTGATGCGCTTCTTAGATTCATCAGTCTCCCGAGTTTCCTCAGAAATAAGCATCGTGGCTTTTCCATCAGGCTGAATCTTAATTACAGCAGACTTTGGATACTGTCCGGTCACATCAGTTTTGGTAGGTCCCATTTGAACATAACGTCCGCCGGGAGTATAATCGAATTCACTCAGAAAGGGTTTGTATGCTTTACTCTCAGGATCAAACATACGCTGAGGTGCAGGCATGATTGGTCTGCCTTTTTTCATCAAGTCATCAAATAAACTATCAGCCATCGGCTCTGACCTCTTTCATAATATCTACAAGCTCTTTGCTACGACGTCCTACCTGACTGTACCACTTTGAATTGACCATCTCATTAGCGGCCATCAGGTAGTTCCCTTCGTTGACATACCGTATCATGTTTTTAAATTTGGATAAGCGATTCCTACCGAGATTAAAAGCCATGTTGATACATACACGCTGACAGTCAGTAGGTTGGCTATCTAAGTTCATAAAGATGGCACAGGCGTCAGTATACGCAGTCTCACAGTCACTGTGGAATACATCGAGTATCCTTTCATCCTCTACAGGGGTCCCCACAGGCCAAGTGTGTTCCATATCCTCTTCAGTAACCAAGTGACCGATACCAAATGTCGGGAGGTTTTCTGAGTCTAAGTAGATCTCAGCAACGTATCCTTCATGACGGATCAGGTCTTCTTTGACTGCTTCAATGACTTCAGTTTTCATCGTAGTCCTCTGGTGTTACGTCAATAACGTCCTCATCACCGACAATCGTAGTTTCACCACCTACACCGGTGATTGTAATGTTCACAGAA